TTACTATCACATCTATGCAGAAAGAAAGGATGGAGAAAGTTTAATTCCAGAATACAAAGGTAAAACTCCAGCAGACTATCCTGGAGACAATAATCAATACTCCATTTCAGGATTCCATTACGACATTAAGAACTAACAATGACATATTCAGGATTTACCCCAAGAACCTTTGGGGAACAAGATTGTACTGATAAACAAGTAGATGGGACCGCATCCACCATCTACTCTTACATTCAAAAAGTTACTAATAATGATACTTCGGATGTAGATCTTGACTTAGATGTTGCATCTTGTCCTTTGTATTACCATTCCACTGCACAGATTGATTCACTTCGAATTAACACTGAACTTAATGGTGCAGGTAATATCAATATCACTGGCACTGTCACTGCTACTAGTGCGACTATTCCTACTATTACTGGAACCGCAAGTGGTAATAAACTTCTTGCAAATTTTGACATTCCTCACGTAAAACAGAAAGGAAAGCGAATTCGTCATATTATTACAGAAGGACCAGAAGCTGGTATTTACATTAGAGGTAAACTTAAAAATGCAAACACTATCAATCTTCCAGAATATTGGGATGGATTGATCGATCCAGATTCAATTACGGTTACCCTTACTCAAATTGGATACTCACAAGATCTGATTGTTGAAGATGTTCAATGGGGTAAGGTGGTAAAAATTAAATCAGGATTGGGTGCAAATATTCATTGTTACTATGAGATTTGGGCAGCACGTTGGTTAGATCCAATGAACCATGATGAGAAACTCCAAGTTGTTTATGAAGGTGAAACTCCAGAGGATTATCCAGGCGGAAACAAAAACTTCTTAGTTGGTGGTTGGGATTATGATCGTAGAGAAACTCAATGGAAGGGGGTTGACAAGGACTCCTGATCGTCCTATACTTGCTAGGTAACCAGTGCTGACTCATGTCCCGACCCCTTCCCGATAATTGTTATACAAAACACGAGGACGACGAATGGTTGACTCGGGTAGTTATTGATGAGACCCTATCCAAGTTTTACTTATACTCTAGTCACGGAGAAAAGAAGACCGTTGACTGTGAAGACCTCAATGAGTTCATGAATGTCCTTGACCTTATCAAGGCCGTTGTTGATGAGAAATCTGTTGTCTATGCAGAACCTCCTATCAAAATCGGCCTTTGATTTGTAAAATGTCGAGAAAAAAATCCCAGTAATTTTTGAACCCTATTACTTTTTATATGAGACCTGAAACTCGCAAATCTATGGAAATGCTGTTTTCCGCAAAATGGAATGTACCTAAAGCAGCAGAAAATTGTGGATTGACTTGGAAAGAGATGAAAATTACTTTTAACGAATATTGTCGTTTTCATTCTCCAACTTATAAACCTGAATAGGTTTTTTATGGGCGTGTGTCGTAATTGGTAGCCGATACGCACTTAAAATGCGTTGGGAGTATTCCCGTACGGGTTCGAGTCCCGTCATGCCCACTGACTTGAATTGTATAATATTCTACAGAGTATCTACTTGACAACGATATGATATAGTGTTATACTATTAGAGCCGTGTGAAGGAATAGCCACTCTGTGGTAATCAACCTCCCTTAGGGGAGGTTTTTTTATAATAAATATGAGTAAGAAGGATTGTGCCTAGGTAAAAGTAAAATGCCATTATCGCGTCTTGATAACTTTCTGAAAAATGTAAAGGGAAATATTTTATATGTCGATCCTAATAATCTGGATGCGACAGATGGTATTGAGAACCAAGGTAATTCAATGGCTCGTCCATTTAAAACCCTTCAGAGAGCACTGATTGAAGCTTCCAGATTCTCTTATCAGAGGGGTCTAGATAATGACAGATTTGAGAAAACAACTGTCTATCTTGCACCTGGTCAACATTACATTGATAACAGACCTGGTTGGATTCCAAGTGGTGTCAGTTTTCGTTTAAGAAGTGGTATCACTTCGGGAGACTTTACTGCGTTCAGTAATACAAGTAATTTTGATGTATTTGATACTAATAATGACCTTTATAAGGTCAATAGTATTCATGGTGGTGTTATTGTCCCCAGAGGTGTATCGATTGTTGGACAAGATTTAAGAAAATGTGTCATTCGTCCAATTTACGTTCCCAATCCAGTCAATGCAGCCATTGAGAGATCTGCAATCTTTAGATTGACTGGTGGTTGTTACCTCAACAGTTTCACTGCAAAAGACGCAGACGCAAATAAGAGTTGTTTCAAAGATTATAGTACTAACAAATTTAAACCAACATTTTCACACCATAAGTTAACAGTATTTGAATATGCTGATGGTGTTAATGATGTCGATATTAATGACGACTTTTTGACATATACCACAGATCGTACTGATCTGGAAATGTATTATGAAAAGATTGGCATTGCTTATGGTCCTGGAAGTGGAAGAGAGATTGATCCTGACTATCCAAGCTCAGGTGTAGATATTCAACCCAAGATCGACGAGTATAGAATTGTTGGTCCCGTAGAGGGTTCAGTTGGTATTAATAGTATTAAGGCGGGAGATGGTGCAACTACATCACCAATAATTGATGTCAAACTTTCAAATGGTATTTTTGGTCTCAATACTGACACCAACGTTATCATTAGTAACGTCACTGATACAAGATATAATGGTACCTATCTTGTCACTGAAATCACAAGTGCAGATTCAACAGGTGTAACAGGGTTTAAATATGAAGTTCCAGTTCCTCCAGGTGATGCACTTCCCAACCCAACTGGTTCTACAGTAGAACTTTCTACCGATACTGTTACTTCTGCTTCACCATATGTTTTCAACGTATCATTGAGATCGATCTATGGTATGTGTGGTATGCACGCAGATGGAAGTAAGGCAGATGGATTCAAATCCATGGTCGTTGCTCAATACACAGGAGTAGGTCTTCAAGTAGATGACAATGCATTTGTTAAGTACAATACTACGAGTGGTTCATTTGATGATTCTACCACCATTCCAAATCTTCACACAGATACTGATGCTGTTTATAAACCTGACTACACTAACTACCACATCAAGGCTTCGAATAATGGTCTGATCCAGTTAGTTTCTATCTTTGCAATTGGATATGCAAATCACTTTATAACCGAATCTGGTGCTGATTTCTCTGTCACCAACTCAAACTCTAACTTTGGTCAGATTGCTCTTGTATCAAAGGGATATAAGAATAATGTATTCTCACAAGATGATGTGGGTTACGTCACACAAATTATACCACCAAAGAAAATTAAACCAGAAACTGTATCGATCGAATTTTTATCTATCGATGTATCAAAGACAACTTCTGTTGCTAATACATCTAGACTTTATCTCTACAATCAGACCAATTTAGATGAACCACCTACAAGTATCATTAACGGTTACAGAATTGGTGCAAAGAAAAATGATGAACTGAATGCCATTATTCCAGTTTCTGGAACACCAACAAACTTCCGTGCTCGTATTATCATGGATGATACAGCATATGATACCAGAGAAGTTTCTTCTACCAAATATGGAAGAGTTGGTAGAAATGTTTCTACTGGTAACAGTATTACTAATTCAACCATTACACTCACTGAAAACCATCAATTCCAACAAGGTGAGTCGGTTCGAGTTATTTCAAATGATGGCAGACTTCCTGATGGTTTAATTCACAATAAAATTTATTTTAGTATCGTAGATGGACTTGGTGCTAACCAACTCCAACTAGCACAGAGTTTCAATGATTCTTTGTCAGGAAATAAGGTATCAATTAATAATCTTGGGGATACTCTCATTGTTGAAAGTAGAGTAAGTGATAAGAGATCTGGGGACATCGGTCACCCTATTCAATATGATACAACACACAATCAGTGGTATGTAAATGTATCTGGTGCATCTACAGAAAATAACCTCTATTCAAAGGTAGTAGGAGGCGGTATTGGTGATGCTACTCCAAGAACATTCTTCACGAGACAGATTGATACTAGACAGTCTAGTGATAGAATTCACCAGGTAAGATTTGTCATTCCAGCTAATACTGGTTCTGATTCTGCAAGACCACCTCTCGATGGTTACGTTCTTCAGGAATCTGGTGATGTAACTGGAGAAAATAACACTGAGGTTGCACTCGAATTTAATCCAGGCTCAGTTACGATGAGCAATGATGCCCAGTTAAGAAATTTTAGTTATATTGCTAATGTCGAATATAAGGCAGGTATCGCATATTATACCACCGAGAGACCACACAATCTTTCAATTGGCTCTACGGTCCAAATTGATAACGTAACAAGTACTCTTTTCCCAACTGTCGGTGTTGGAAATTCAGGTTTTAATGGTACTTATGAAGTTACTGGTATTTCTAGTGCTAAGACCTTCCAAGTCAACCAAATTAGAGTAAGTCCTGGTACATTTACTAACAATACCTCACAAAGAACCACTGCACTCCCAACATTTAAGAGAAAAAACTTTACCAAAGATTTCTTTGTGTATGATGTAACTACCATCAATGAATATAAAAATGGTGAGCAAGATGGTATTTACTACCTGAGCCTTCTTAATTCTGATCAAAGACCAAGTGTTGCACCGTTTGATACTGATGAATATGCATTCTCTCAACCAGTTCAAAACTTATTCCCACAATTTGATAGAGATAATCCAAAATCAACTGCCGATTCATCATCATGTCATGCAGTTCCTTCCAATGTTGGCGAAGTCTACATAAATGATCCACAAAATAGCATTACTGGTGAAACCTTGGAAGAATTATTCACCGAGACAGGTATCGGTGTAGGTATCACTGATATTGTGTCCAATAATGTTGGAACTGCTTATACCATCTTCACTGATCATGATCATGGATTGGCTAGAGCAACAAGATTGACAATTGACAATGGTGGTTCAAACTATGGTGATGGTTCTTCAACTATTCAATACTATTACAATGCTACACTTGAAAACACTAGTGCTGGTTCGATTGGTAGAAATGCAACTGCATTGGTAACTGTTGATGGTACATCATCTGGTGAGATCATTGACATTGCTGTCATGGATGGCGGTTCCGCTTATGTTGAGGGTGACACATTTAGAGTTGTTGGTGTTGCAACAACCACTGGTTTTACTCTTGCTACTGGTAGTGTCACTAAGATTTATGATAATAGAAATGATACAATCAACATTATTGGTATTGATGATTATGATGGAAGAAGATATAATACTCAGTATAGAATCACATCAATATCTGGTCTAAAGGAATTTGAGGTACAACCATTATCAAATGAATCTCCTGGTATCACTACTTCTGGACTTGGTATTAATGTATGTGGTCCTGGAGGTTTCTCTGTTATGGGTCCTGCATATGATACTTCAAGTTTCGTATATAATAAGGACGTTGGTATTGCAACAGTCACTACAGACTATGCAAACAACTTTAGAGTTAATAACAGTGTCACAGTGAGTGGTGCTGCTCAATCATTCTACAATGGTACATTCCTTTGTGTTGATAAAATTGGTTTGACTACTGTCGTTCTTAATGTTGGAGTGAACACAGTAACTCCTTCAACGACTGGTACAATCAGACTTCATCCCGCAGGATTCTACAATAATGGTGGTGATCTTGTATCAAGTAGTGGACGACTTCATGGTAGAGAGACACCAATCTATGCTGGTATCACAACCACATTAGCTTCTGCTATCACTTCTAAAACTACTGATACAATTGAAGTTAATAACATGACAAACTATAGTTTCCTAATTGGTGACTATTTGATGGTTGATGATGAAATCATGAGAATCAAAACTACTGTAAGTAGAACAGCAAGTAGCACACAACTTAAAGTATTCAGAGGTGTGTATGGAACAAATGCTGATACTCATGTGAATGGTGCTGTAATTAGCAGAGTGAAGTTCTATCCACTTGAATTTAGAAGAAACTCAATTATTCGTGCCTCTGGTCACACATTTGAATACATGGGTTATGGTCCAGGAAATTATTCAACTGCATTCCCAAGTAAACAGACCAAACAACTTACACTTCCACAACAAATTACAGTTCAATCACAAACTACATCTGGTGGTGTAATCAATTACACTGGTATGAATGATAGAGGTGACTTCTTCATTGGAAACAAGAGAATTGCATCTAACACAGGAAGAGAACAAGTTTATGACACTCCAGTTCAAACAGTTGTTGGTGAAGATCCATTCACGATTGGTATAAGAAACGAGACTTCTGAGTTCAACTACGTCGAAAGTTCTGTTCTGAAAGTAAGTAGAAGTATTGTCGTTGATGGTGGTGATACAAATACTATTCTCTCAGAATTCAATGGACCAGTACAATTCACTCAAAAAATTACCAGTACATCAAATGATGGTATTGAAGCAAATAGTCTGTTCCTACAAGGTGATGCTCAAGTTTCTAGAAAAATCACTGTTGGAATTTCTACACCAACTGAAGCTGGAAACCCAGGTGATTTAGTAATATCTGCTAATCCATCTAATGGTGGATCAGTTGGTTGGGTATACACGACAAATAATGTTTGGAAGACATTCGGAACCATCGACAGTTAATAAATAATAAAAAAATAGGGTGGATAGTGAAGCCCAGGAGAACTAATGGCAGTCGATAAGGATTTTGTCATAAAAAATGGCATCCAAGTAAATGAAAATCTTATTTACGGGGATGCCGATACTGATAGAGTAGGTATTGGAACCACTCAAGCTGACAAAAAACTCGTCGTTATTGGAAATGCAGAGGTAAGTACTTCTCTTGCTGTTGGAACTACGATTTCTGCACAAAGAGCAACCTTTACTGGTATTGTCACCACAAATGAAGGTGTGGATATTGGTGTTGGTGGAACATTCGTTTCTATTGCAGCTACCACTGGTCGTCAAAAGGTAGGCATTGGTTCAACTCTCCCTGTTTATACTTTAGATATTATAGGTCCTGTATCTACAGGTACCACAGCCACATATATCTACGGTGATCTTGAAGTTACTGGTAATATTAAGGGTACAGCATTATCTGGTCAGATATCAGCAGGTGGTACGGTTGGTTTTACAAACGTAACTGTAGATAATAAGTTAGACGCAAATAACGCAGAAGTTTATACGAAATTTAATATTGAAGAGGTGAATTCAAACACCTTTAGGTATTTGACTGCGGGTGATCCTCCTGGTATTGGTTTCACACAAAATACTGATGATCCAGAACTCTATCTTCAAAGAGCTGCAAAATATGAGTTCCATGTAGATACTGCTGGTTTCCCATTCTATATTAAGACTCAACCAACTGCTGACCTCAATAATCAATATAATGATGGTGTAGTCAATAATGGTGCTCAAGCAGGTATCGTTACCTTCAAGGTTCCATTTAATGCACCAAACATTCTGTACTATCAGGCATCCAATACCGCAGGTATGGGTGGTACAATCTACATCAATAATGACTACAAAGAACAGTTAGTTGGTGTTTTAACAGTCACTCAATATCTTGACAGTGATACACAAGCTGATTTTGAGAATATTTTTGTATCTGGTATTGGTACAATTAACAATCTGAAAGGTCCACAAAACTTCAGTGTAAGTTCAGGTATTTTAACTGTAAGACAAGATCAAACTGCATTAATTGGTATTTCTACTGGTACCGATAGAGTCAGTTTACAAGAAAAAAGTAATAATGTAAATTATCAAGTTCCATTTACCGAAACTTTAGGTATCGGTTCAAACTATCAGAATCTATATGTTGATAGTGAAAATGGACAGATGCGTTATAATCCATCAACAAATATCCTGACAGTTAATAGATTAGTTGGTAACGTATCTGGTGTTGCAACTGGTGCTGATGATATTAACGTTGATAGTAAGAGTGATAATACTAACTATCAACTCATCTTCAGTGATGCCGGTGACACGAAATATACAAGGATGTATATTGATAGTCAAAGTAGTAGATTAGTTTATAATCCTTCCACTAATACATTATCTTCAACAAATATTATTGCAACCACAGTCACTGCTGGTTTGGCTGGTACTGCAACCAATGCAAACTTCATCAATGTAGATACGAAAAGTGATGATGTAGATTATCAGGTATTATTCAGTGATAATCAAGGGGCTGGTTATCAAAGACCTTATATTGATAGTCAAACAGGTCAATTTAAGTACAATCCTTCTACTAATACTCTGACTGCAGCAAATATTGCTGGTGCTGGTGATAATATCACAAATCTTGATGGTGGTAATATTTCTCAAGGTGTTATTGATGAGGATAGACTTCCTGATGCATCAACAACTGCTCAAGGTGTAGTTCAACTCGATGATACTTATCCACCAACAAGTACTTCTACAACCAGAACTGCTACTACTAACGTTTCAAAACAACTTTATGATGAAATTGTGGGTGTCATTCCTAGTGGCACCAGAATGATCTTCTATCAAAAAGCAGCACCAACTGGATGGACTAAAGTTACCACTAGTGTCGACAATAAAGCTCTAAGAGTTGTATCTGGTGATGGTGGTGGTTCTGGTGGTTCTAATTCATTTACTTCCACATTTGCTGCATCAAGATCTGTGCCATTACTACGACACAACCACGGTGCAAGTATGACCGAAGAAGGTTCCCACGTTCACAGTGCTGAGACTGATGACGCTGGTGACCACAACCATGAAGCTTCAACTCTAGACGCTGGTGAACATAATCACGACGTTGATGAAACTGCACACAACCATGGAAAAGGAACTCTGGAGGGAGATGAAAGAACACTTGTTGATTCTAATAAGGTATTCCAATATGGTGGAGACGCCGTTGGAGCTCATGGATATTCGAATAGTGGTGTTTCTATAAGTGGAAGCACCGGCTCAAGTTCTACTGGAATTTCACTTGAAGATAATGGAGAACACAATCACACAGTATCAGTTGAAAGTGCTGGAGAACACAATCACACAATCACTATTGATCAAGAAGGAACTACTGGAGCATCAATGGATTTCGAGGTTCAATATCTTGATGTAATTATTTGTCAAAAAGATAATTACTAAGAACCAGGTGGTAAAGTGTCAATGG